AAGCTCACAACGATGTAGATAATCGATAGCAGAGATCATTAATGGAGCAACTTGTGCATCAATATTACCGTATTCAATTTGGAATGGATCGACTACAAACTTAACACTTGGCTGATTGATTCTAACTACAACTTCTTGAATACGACGCTTTGGGTACACAGAGGTCGAGATATTAATAGGCAGGAAGGTTTCCCATTCACAATAGAATGACCTAATAGCATCAGGTAAATATGTGCTAAGCATCGTCTCTAATTGTAGACTCCATTATATAGCGACGTACCTCAAACCCATGCTTCTCGTTCCATTTCTTGTCATAGGACTTGGCGATCATATATACTCTGTTTCGATTAAGCTTTTTACCCCACTCCTTAACCTGTTGGATCATCTCCGCAATGGCATCATTCTCGGTGGGTTCCTCAAGTCTAGGTTTCAACATTACTACCCCGTTATCGGTACTAACGGTGGCTGCAGTATATCCCACGACCCGAGATTGACTATCCAACGCTACGAGTAAGATAACCCCCAGATCCCTCGAATACAGGCTACTCATAAACTGGACGAGTAGCTGACCCATATCATCCCCCATTCCAATATAAGCAGCTTGTAACTTCTGTAGTACAAAGGGTACTAATAGACCGAGTTGCGGGTGATAGGGATCGATAGCAACGATTCTAGCTTTGTCCATTTTTAGCCTCGTATTCAGCTTTGATTTGAGCTTCCTCGTCAGCTACAGCTTTGTCATGTGCCTCTATTTTACGCTTGTTCTCCTCATACTCCAAGCGTGCAGCCTCCAAAGCATCCTCACGCGCTGCCCCTGCTTTACCATGGAACACATCGACAACATCGTTAAACGCTGTACGAGCTTCCTTGGGGAGCTTTTTGACTAGATAACTACTAGCCAGAATACGTTGGTTCATCTCAAACATTCGATCATCCAACATCTGATAAAATGGTTGGAATTGCGTATGTAATGAGACACCTTGCTTCAAAGCTAGAAAGTGGTCTCTAGTCAAATCTAATTCGACATTAACCATCTCACCATCACCCGTTGATTTGCCTATGATAATCTTAGCCATTTGTCCTCCAACTAACTAGTCTTAACCGCTACGTCACTATCCCTAATAAAATCCATCGAATCAGACGACATCTGTTCGTAAGCGACTGGAATTATCTTGTGGCCAAACTGAGTCCGAGGCCCAATGATCGCAGCTTTAGTACCTGTAAACTGTTCATCAACTTTACGAGATCGTTCCTCAGCTCCCTGTAGTTCTAATGCTAATCCCCGAGCTAACTTCAGCCTACCTGGACCATATATCGTACCATTTCGATGATGTCGCATAGTCAGATCAACTGTCACCAACCTATTTTGACCCATTATGCGTTGTCTCTCGTCGTGCTCTGGTGTACGCTTTCTCTTGATAGGCTTAGCGAGCTTAGGAATAAGCTTGGGCTTGCCGAAGGAAGAAGCTAATGCCTTATTTAGTTGATCTTTTTGGCGCTGATCCATGCTAATTGGATAACACTGGCGGGAGGAAAAAGTTCCTGTCGATAGGATCAAGATAGCCTGCTAGATGGGATAGCAGGCTAGGTTTGATACCACCAACTAGGCGGCTAATTGCGCACTATATCCACTTGCTGACTCGATCCGAGCGAAGAAATTATTGTCGATGATGAAGCATTTCCACATAACCTTAGTACCGACCTTGCGGCCTTGAGCTAAAGGATTGGAATAGGATGCTCCAGCAGGAGTCAGATAGGAGGCCAGGGACATACCATTCAACTCGACACGTCCAAACGCTTCCTGCCCGAAGATCCACGACACGAACACTTCTACTTGGTTCGCTGGTGCAGCAGGAGGAGTAGCCAAGCTTGCAGCGGTGTACTTAGCCGCTGTAACTTGGAACGTAGAGCCTGCAACCTGTCTACTAGCCAATAGCTTGTAGTTAGCACCACCTGCGGCGGTCATATACAAGTCATAGACATAGTTGGTTGAGGAAGGAAAAACAATGTCATCCTCGTCGGCCAAGGTAAATTCTCCGCTGACCTTGCGCTCAAAGTCAGTCAAGATATCCCTAGCAACAACGGTGATAACACTGGTATCTACATCGCTGGTGGCCCCAGTTGCCTGAGTCTTCTCAGCGGTAGCCGCAGCAGTCGTCGGAGCCGGAACTCCTTTGATGATGGGCAAGAAATTACCCCGCCCCCATCGAACCGCCATCCAGATACCAATTTCTCCGAATTGCAACGCTCTCACGTTTGCGAAGTTTGATGCATCCTTGAAGGTCTGATCGCTGCTCAAGATATCACCCTCCGATTGAGGAGACATGACACCATTGAACACGCCACCAGCACCCGCAGCCGCGCCCAACGCTCTAAGAGCTACACTGGCTTTAAGGACCACTGCAGTGCTTAGTTTGTCAGTCGCAGTAATTGTGGCCCTAGAAGTAGCGGTTCCGGGGTAGTAAACCTGAGAACCACCCATCAGAGTCTCACAAGTCTCGCGCTCAAGAACCTCAGCAATCGCCGTTGAAGTCCGGTCAATTGCAATCTGCAATGCCGGGTGAGTCGTGGTGATCTGGACCACATCGGTCAACAGAGCAACAATACCCCATTGTTCAACGGTAACATCGACGTTCTCAGTGCTCAACGCTACAGCATCAGGCGGAACACCCTCGGTCAATGTACTAAAAGGAAGCGTTAGCCTCTTATAGCGCACGATTCTGAGAGTCTTACCCATCCGCTGCGGCATTTGATGCATCTTCGCATATCTACCTACGATCAATTGCTTCTCTGCCAAGCGATACATCTGTCTAGCAATATAGACATTCGGTGCGTCACTGGAGAGAGTAGAGAAAGTAGTTAAAACATCTGCCATTTGATTTCACCTTCCTTTCTTAGTCAGAGTCTGGACCGTTCTCACTAGTTAAACTAAATGTGTCTACTTAGTGAGAATCGATTACATTACCCATCTACGACTGTGGTCTGCATGGTCGTAACGATGCAACCGATTCAACTGGTGAGAACGGCCCTATCTGACTATGGATAGGTTGATTCTCACGATCTATTGTTAGAAGCTGATATCCTTAAGACCCTTTTCGAGATCCTCGTCACTCGCTTCGTGGGCGTCTTTGATCTCGATATTGCGAGGTCTTGAGCCACCGTCTACGGTACTATCCAATTGAGCTTGTTTTAATCGAGCTTGGTCTTGTTCGACGGCTTCTTTGTAGAAAGTGTCGAAGTTGCGACCTCGATACCAGGCCCACACTGCCTCATGATCGAACGGGGTCCCTTGCGACTTCAATCCGCTGAATACCTTTTCCAGCTCGTCCTTGTGTTTGATACACTCAGGATGGGTAGCATAGAACAGGGCGGTATCAACTGCAGCATTCGAGTCCAAAGCAGCTTGTCTCAGCTTGGGTTCGATATATGGATTGATAAGATCCGCTATTGGATTGACCTGCGGTACTGGACGTGCTTCTTCAGCACGCGGGACCTGGATCGGGTTATCCGCGAAATATTGCTGGATCGATGATTGAACCGCTGATTGAATAGCAGCTGGATCGAACTGTGGCTGAGGGCCAGTATCCTTGGTCTCAGTCGCTTGGGTTTCTGTTGGTTCTGCCATATGTACTCCTTTTAATTGTTATCCATTCAAGCTGAAGAACGATATAACCAGGGTCCCATTGAGTGCTTCAGCGGTGGCATGTTTGTTTGCTAGCACAATAACCACCGAACCCGCTGCTGGTTTGATCGTCTCAATCATAGGTGTCCCTTGAGTATTGGTACCATCAGCTACAGAGGCGAACACCAAATCTGCAGCTTTGATGAGGTTGTTGGTGAGGGTCAATGTATAGAGAGAGTTTTGAGTCGTAGTTAGAGCCTCAGTCGTAATCTTACCCGCTCTACGATGTAGAGTAGCCGCGCCACTGGACGCCGTCGCCGTTCCCGGCTTACCGATCTCCAATACTTTCTCGCCCCCAACCTGGATTTCCAACTGTTGTCGGCCATTTACGTCTGTATTCACTCCTAATCCATGCATTTTTAACTCCTTATGGTAAGACTATAATTCGAGTCCTTGTCTAAGTCAATACCCTTTTAAAGACCCCCTGCCGCGTAGTCGATTGCGGTAATACACGGCGTGTTGGTGTGCCCGTTCAGCGGTGTGCCACTCGGGTTATTCGCCCACCTGAAACAAAACGTGTCGCCAATGGCAACGC